GACACCGCCAATCTAGTAAACCTTTCTGTCACGGCGATCAAACTTGCCTCTGGCGCTGCATTGTCAAATATTGGCAATCAAGGCATCACTGCGTCATTTATTGCTGACAGCAACGTCACGCCAGCAAAGCTCACTCAGCCATTTACACAAGCCACTGCACTAGCAACTACAAGTGGCACATCAAAAGACTTTACCAACATTCCTTCTTGGGTAAAGCGAGTCACAATCTCGTTTGCTGGCGTTAGCACTAGCGGCACGTCACAAATGCGGGTGCGCATCGGCCCATCTGGAGGCGTAGAAACAACAGGCTATGTTGGGTCATCCTTGGGTATTCTTAACGCTGTCGGCGCTGTCATTGCTAACCATTCCGCTGGATTTGACCTTTACGATGGCGCGGCAGCAAACGTCACTAGAAGTGGTGCTTATATTTTGACGCTTGTCGACGCTTCAACCAACACATGGGCTCTGCAAGGCGGCATCGGTGAATCTGCAAGCGCCAGGTATGATTCGATTGCTGGCCATAAAGCATTGGCTGGCGCATTGAGTATTGTTCGCATTACAACTGTCAACGGCACCGATACATTCGATGCTGGCTCAGTCAACATCATGTACGAATAAGGCACGTCATGGACTATCAGGTACTATTCAATATCGCTGTCGGAATCGCTGCCTGCTTTGGTGGCTGGACGTTGCGATCGATTACGTCGTCGCTTGAACGGCTCGACTCTGACGTGCGCAAAATGCCATTGACCTACGTGACAAAAGAAGATTTCAAGGATGACATTGACGAGATCAAAAGCCTGTTGCGCGAGATCTTCAACAAGCTGGATAAGAAACAGGACAAGCTATGAATTTCGACGTTGCCTTTGACCGCCTCATTGGACACGAAGGCGGCTATGTCAACAATCCTGCAGACCCTGGTGGCGAAACTAAATTCGGAATCAGTAGGGCCGCATATCCAACGGTAAACATCGCACGTCTCACCGTTGATGACGCCAAGGCGATCTACAAGCGCGATTACTGGGACAAGCTCGGTGACGCGCATCCTGCCATTAAATTCCAGGTATTCGACTTTGCTGTGAACGCCGGCATCGGCACAGCCATTCGCAAGCTGCAGTCATCGATCGGTGTTGCAGACGATGGCCATTGGGGTCCAATCAGTGCAGCTAAATTGGCATCGAAGGACATCAATGACGTGCTGCTCAATTTCGCGTCAGAACGGTTGATGTATTACACTGCGCTCACGACCTGGGAAAAATTCGGAAAAGGATGGACCAGGCGTGTAGCGAAAGACCTTCAATACGCAGCTGAGGATAACTAATGGCGCTTGATCCAGTCACTGCCGCGCTCGACATCGGCGGCAAAGTCATCGATCGTTTGTGGCCGAATCCTGCTGATGCAGCTGCGGCAAAACTCGAGCTGCTGAAACTGCAGCAGTCTGGCGAGCTGGCGCAGATCGGCGTCAATCAAGAAGAAGCAAAAAGCTCAAGCGTATTCGTCTCTGGATGGCGTCCAGCGATTGGCTGGATCTGCGGCACCGCATGCGCATGGAATTGGATCGGCCTGCCTGTGTGCAAGCTGCTGATGGCAATGTTCAACCATCCGCTTAACATCTCCCCTGCAGACCTTGGCGAAATGATGCCGGTGCTTATGGGCATGCTAGGCCTTGGTGGTCTGCGCACCATCGAGAAACTAAACGGCGTGGCCTCGCAATAACTGCGTGAAGCGCATACCGTCTACGTTTCAGCTGGGTGCATACACCATGAAGGTGGTGATGCTCGACGCTGGCGAAATCGCAAAGAAGTGCGGTAGCGTCTACGGTCAATTCGACCCAGGCAATCTCACCATCTATCTAATGAAGCCAGACAAGACCACCAAACAGGCGGTTATCTTTGCGACGTTCTGGCACGAATACGCTCACGCAATGCTGTGGGTTGCGGACCCTAAGCGCTACGCCAACGAAAAGCTGGCAGAGGGCTTGGGGCAATTACTTGCCCAACTGATGACTACCAGTAAATATGAGTAAAATAACTGACGCTGAATTTATTGCTGCCTGGAATCAATTTCACTCCCCGCAAAAAGTTGCTAATTTTTTAGGTATTACCCTGAGGTGGGCGCACAAAAAGCGAGCTGAGTTGGTGTCCAAGGGCGAGTCGTTGCCGACCATTTCAGCATCACCACATCATAAAACATATTTCACCCCAGACACTGCAGCTGCAATGCGCTGGGAAAAGCGAAGACAGTTAAAGGTTAAGAACGGTTATGTCGTTATTTTTTCAGATCCTCATTTTTACCCTGACCATAATGCTGTTGCACAAGATGCTCTGATCAAGGTCATTAAGCAGCTGAAGCCACAGGCTGTGCTATGTGGTGGTGACGCGCTCGACGGCACGCAGATCGGCCGGCACGACCCAACCCGCGGATGGCACCAGCCAATCAGTCTACGCGAGCAGCTTGAATGCGTCTGTGAGTCTATGACAGCCATCAAGAAGGCCGCAAAGGGTGCCACCACTATGATGACCCTAGGAAACCACGACGCGCGCCTGTCGCGCTTCCTAGCCATGAGAGCGCCAGAGGTCGAGGGATTACCAGGCACCAAGCTGGAGGACTACATACCGAGCTGGCCGTTATCCTGGACGATCGAGATCAATGGCGACACCATCCTTCGCCATCGCCACCTGGGTGGAGCACTTGCCCAACAAGCACAGAAGGCCGGCTGCAACTTTGTACACGGACACCTGCACAAACTCGGTTGCATGGTGACCCCGCAATATCACGGGTTCAAATACTCAGTAGACGCCGGTAGCCTGGCAGATCCCAAGTCTGACGCGTTTGATTACGCTGAGGACGGCGTGCCGTTTGTACAAGGATTTGCGGTTCTAAAGTTTGAAAACCACAAGATGTTGTGGCCAGAGTTCTGTTATGTTCAAAACGGTGCCGCATACTTCAGGGGAGAAAAGCTATGAGCGCAAACAAGTATCAGGTCGGTGGGAGCCACTATGTCGACATGGCGGTCCAGCCCTGGGACGTGATGGAGGCGGTGCTATCGCCTGAAGAGTTTGTCGGATTCCTGAAAGGCAACATCATCAAATACTCGATGCGCTCTGGCAAAAAAGACAACAGCGACGACATTGCGAAGGCGCTGCATTACATCCAAAAGCTCAACGAGTATCTGCCTGAGTGGGAAGTGGAAGAGGTCCCTTACGACAGCTGACCTACTTGGTCAGGATGTCGGCCATCTCTCGCCGGCCAGCGCGCGTCTTGCATTTGTCTCTGATGTATTCAGCGCTGAAATTGAACAGGTCGCAAAACCATATGAACGTGCGCGGCTCTGTCTCTTGGCTGTAGATGTAATGCAGGGCGCTACGCCTGCAGCGCCTGGCTTCCACTGATTTCCCCTGATTGGCCGAGTCTCTAAACATCTGGCCCAGGACAGCAGCCCACAGGTTTCTATAGGGCTGGTATTCGTCGTATTGGCTGTGGCCACCGTTATATTGGCCGGTGGGGTCCTGGTAGATCACGTATCGGTCGTTGGTTCTGAGCAGCATAAAATTCCTCAAATATCGTCATTGTTAAAGTAGGTTTATATTCCTACAATATCACCGACTCCTCAAGTAGTCCTCATCACTAGCCCCTACTCCGGCAGGGGCTTTTTTTCGATCATCGCCAGCGCATCGCCTGTCGCCTGCATTGCGGCAATCTTTTCTGGGGTCATAAGGAACGCATAGCGCTTGGTCGTCTGCGCCTGGGTGTGACCCATCAGTTGCATCGTTTGCTCTAGGCTTATGCCAGACGACACTGATGTCGAGGCGAACAGGCGGCGCAGGTCGTGCATGTTCAGATTATCTATCCCTGACTCCTTCAGTAAGCGCGCCCAGAGCTTCCTAGGATCTTTTATGTGCGACTTCTCTTTGCGGCCGACAATCAGGTAGGGGTTGCCTTTCATCTCAGGCGTGGCCAGCACTACATCCCAGGCGTGGGTGCTGATTGGAATGACCTTCTGGCCGGTCTTTGAATCCGGCAGGACCAGGCGGTCGGAATACCACCAGCTGCGCCTGCTGTTCATCACCTCACCTCGACGGCACCCTGTAAAGATCAGCAACAGGACCAGGCTGACAAAGTACGGCTCCTCCTCCCTCCAGCTGCGCAGAACGGTCAGCAGGCGGCGTGCCTCGCTGGCGTCAGGCAGGCGCTGCCGAGCTTTCTCCTTGTAGCGCTTGACGCGGTAGACCGGGTTGGTCTGCTCGTCTCTCCATCCCCAGTCCTCTGACAGGTTCAGGGAGTGAGAAAGCAACGCAAGCGTCCTATTTGCCTGCGTGGGCGTCTTTCTCATCTTGCCCTTGATGGCGATGATCTCCTGCTTGGTGATGCTCCTGACGGGCTTATTACGCCCAAAGAACGGAATAATATGCTTGTCCCAGATGTAGCCCTCAGCGCGGCGCGTTGATGCCTTGACCTCGATCGAGGCGTGGAGGCGGTCGTATTCGTTGCGCAGATCTTCGATGGTGTAGGCCTTGGCCAGGTCCAGCTGCTTCTTTGGATCTTCACCGGCAGCTGCCTGGCGCAGGATGGCTCGTGCCTGATCCCTGGCCTGGGTGCGGTTCAATACCTCGGTGCTGCCAAGCTTGGGCCGGCGTTCAAGGCCTTCTTTGGTGCGGTAATAGAGATACCAGGCTGACCCTCTTGTGCCGTGCTTGATGTGCAGGCCTGGCACCTGTTTGTCTCGTTCTATGGGTCGCACATGGGTCGCAGCACAGTGTTCCATGACATTCCTCCGACTGGGTTTCCGCATCACGAAAACCCAATCAAAGCAGGCGTCTGATGTCAATAGACGGACACTGATGCGATTATCACAGCTGTCTGTTAATCGCTAGGTCGTAGGTTCGAGTCCTACTCGGGGAGCCAATCAAAACAATTTCTTATGACCCCCCTGTAGTTTAGGTTCCCTCCCTGGGTCGCATATGGGTCGCAGAATTTTTTTCTGGATCGCTCACAAGATTCTGCTGCTCGAAGGCCTCGATGTCGGCCAGGCGGTAAAGCACCCGCGAATTTCGGCCGCTGCCAAGCTTGACCCAGCTGGGTCCAACATTGCGCACGCGCCAGTTGCTCAGGCTCTTGGGGTTCATCTTCCAGCGAACCGAAAGCTCGGCGGTAGTCATTAGATCACTCATGGTCGTCTCTCTTTTTCCAGGTCTTGGTTTGGATGTCGCGCCACTGGCGCAGCTGTTCGTCGGTACGCAAATCGCTCAGATCTCGGCCACCAGTCCTGGCGCGTTTTGCATACCAGGTGGCCACACTTCTGAGGTTACGAAGGGTGAAAAAGCTGGGCGTCTCTTTCATGGGGCGTTTTCCTCGACCTCTTCGACGGTGACGAGGTAGCGCTTGCCCCAGCGATCCTCGACCTCGATGGTCTTTTTGGTCGACAGAAAGACGCCAGTTGGAGACAGGTCGTAGTGAGGCGGGCTGACGGCACTCAGCATGTAGTACTCGTCTTTGTTCGCATCCTTTAGCGACCGTGAAATGATGTGCGCAATGAAGTCGCAATAGCTCAGTGCATTACTCATAGTAAAATTCCCAAGAGAATGATTCCAAGAATAGTCAAAATGAAGCCAATAGCAGCCAAGGTTTCCTGCCATCCGTCAGTGCGTGGCTGACGGATCTTTAGGTTTTTGAAGTCGTGCGGGATCATGCGACCGCCTTAGAGGCAAGCGCTGCCTTCTTGTTTACGCCGGCCGTAATAGCGATGTTACGTTCCTCGTCACTCAAGCTGCTCAACGAGGCTCGGACCGCGGCCAGGTCATCGACATTGGTGATTGATTCGATTGAGGCCAGGATGTCGGTCAACGCCTTTGACGGCTGACGTACAACAGCTGCAGGCGCTGGCTTGTTATGCGCAGCTGCATTGCCATCGTCGTCCTCTTGCGACACGCCAGACATTGCAGCCAGGCTGTAACGACGCAGATAGGTCGTGGCGGCACCGATGCCCTGGGCGTCCCATTTGGCAGGCACGCAGCTGGCCATGCTGGTCACATAGCCACCTGCCTTGTGGCCGATCACCGTGGTGACCGAGACGCTGACGCCAGGCTCCATTGCGGTTGACTGCAAGATGCTGAGGCCGTGCTTGGCGAACACAGGACGCACGGTGTTCAGCACCTCAGCCAGGTCGGCGTATTTGTTTTTGAAATGCGGATTCACGCTGCTCTTTGATGCGTTCTCAATCTCAGACTGAGCGCCTGCAAGAGCGGTGAAAAATTCAGGGTTTGCTTTATCTACGAACATTAGAAATCTCCTTCAGTGTTACGATTTTCTCATCAACTTCGGCCAAAAAAACATTCACTTCATTCTTCAAACGATCAATGAAATCCTGATCACGCGACACGCGCTGCACATACAGCTCGAGGCCTTCAGGCATGCGTGGGTCATACGACACGAAGTCAGCAAACGTCGCGCCAGTGATCCACATCGCGCCCTGGATCTGCGCCTGATGCACAGGGTCCATGCCTTCCTCAAGCGTGCGCAGGTGTGTAGCGCTGGTGGGCGCTTTGATCTCCAGGATGCCCTCGCCCATCTCGATGATGCCGTCAGGGCTGACGCCAACCATCAATTCTGGGTGCTTGATAAAGCCAACCTGGTCGACCCTGTAATTGGTGCGGCGCAGGTAGGCATTGCGCGCGTGAGGCTCCTGCTCGGTTCCCCAGGCCATTGCTGAATTCACGAAATGCTGGGTGGGCTGGCCGGTCAGGCGCTCAATCGTGATGTCAGTCAGATAGTCTTTGCGCTCCTGGGAAGGCGCACCAGTTTTCAGGCGGCTTAACACAGAGCGAAACTTGCTGCCGGTGACGTGACCAACGCGCGCCATCAGCCACTCGTATGACCCCTGCTGAACATCAACCGACATTTTGTGCCTCCTTTTTGTAGCTGATCAAATCTTTCAAAATTTGTTGTTGCGCCGGGGTAGAAGAAATCACGTGAGCAAGCCAGGCCTTGTAGTATCCAAGGCGATACGAATCTAAACGCTCTTGATCATTTGACTGCACTTGCAGCGCTGTCAGCTCTTCGAGCAGTGCAATGGATTCTGAATACGTCATGTTATTTACCCCAGCCATTGGCGATTGCTTCTTCGCGCAACGCCATGCGGCGCATATCTTCCGCAAACTCGGCGTCCAGCTCGGCATCAGTCATGCGGCGACGTTGCTCCAGCCATTCTGCGTCAGCTGCCTTGCGGGCTTTCTCAGCTGCGACAACGCCGGCAAGGATTGCCTGCATTGCAGGTGACGCCATCACCGCGTTGTAGCTGGCGACGTTTTCTTGTTTGAGTTTCAAGCTGTCAGTTTTCATAAGTCCTCATCGATGTAATTAAATAACCAGTGATGTGATATTAGCAACACTAAAAAGTAAAAGCAACAAGTGCCAACTAATTGGCATTAGTTGCCAGTGGTGGTCTTAATCCAGAGGATCGGGCAGGACCAGGCGAGTTCCAAATTCTTCTTTGTCTCGCCAGTATTGAGCATCAGGTTGTAGGTGCCGGCACGGTAGCCGCGCTCGACGTGTCCAATCAGCAGGCCGTTATTCTTTACGGCGCACAGCGCCACGGTGCCGATGGTTTGCTCTGGCCTGCATTTAGATTCTGAAATGAAATATAGCCAGCCATCGATCGGGTGCTGACTGGTCCTGGCCGTGTGCGCCTGCAGTGCGACAGTGTCCTGGGGCAGATTGGGTGGCAGCGCGACAGTCTCGTGGATGCCGTCTGCTTCCAGCTGGACCCCGCAATCGCCATTGATATAGCCAATGATCCTGACGCGATCTGCAGCTGGTGGAGCGCCGGCCGCGGTCAGCACTTCTTGCAGGCTGGAATTCAAAAGCACGGCCAACTGCGAGGCCTCATCGATCGAGAGCTTGCGCTTACCGCGCAGCGCCAGGCTCAGTGCAGATGAGTCGATTCCCATCAACTTCGCAAGCTTTCGCTGCGATGTGTGTTGGGCAAGGATGCGGTCATTAAACCATTGGGTATCTATAGGCATGTCTTGGCATGGCATGATTCCTGATGCTTGGCAAGCAGCACCGTTGCGAAAAACCACACATGTTGGCAAAATAGACACGCATGAACACTCAAGGTTTGATTTCTCCGGCAACTGTTGTTGTACGGGCATTTGGCGGCGTGCGAGCCACTGCTCGAATGCTTTCTTGCGACCCATCAAACGTCTCTCGCTGGCAAAAAACCGGGCGAGTCCCCTCGGCATGGCAGAAGCGTGTTCTTGAGATTGCCTGGGAGCGCGGGATAGATCTAACAGCGCACGACCTGGTTGTCGGCCGCGACTACTAAATGGAAATCACACTGCCCTGGCCTCCGTCCGTTAATACCTATTGGCGGCATCCAACCCGTGGCGCATTGGCAGGCAGGCACCTGATCAGCGCTGAAGGACGGGCGTACCGTCAAGCTGTCATGATTGTGTCCAAAGCATTAAAAATTGATGAGTCCATAGGTTATCGAATGTCTGTTTTTATTACAGCCACGCCTCCAGATAAGCGTGTGCGAGACCTGGACAACATCCTGAAAAGCCTTCTCGATTCTCTTGTGCATGCCGGCGTCATTCTGGACGACAGTCTGATCGACGACCTGCACATTGTTAGAAATAATACAGCAAAACCTGGACACGTTGTTATCTCAATAAACCCGATGGAGTAGCTATGAACACCTATAATTGTATTGGCCGTCTTGGCCGTGATTCTGAATTGCGTGAAATGCCAAACGGTGACCCCGTTTTGAATTTTAGTCTGGCCGTAAACACTGGCACCCGCGATCAACCCAGCACGATGTGGTTCGACTGCGCCCTGTTCGGCAAACGTGGCCAGGCGCTGCATCAATATTTGACCAAGGGGAAAGCTGTCGCTGTCACCGGCAAGCTTTCGCAGAAAGAGAAAGACAACAAGGTCTACGTAAGGCTGACGATTTCAGAACTAGATCTAATTGGCGGGAAAGAGACAGAACAAAAACAAGAGGCAGAGTTTAACGACTCAATCCCGTTCTAGGGTGTTGCGATTTTCTCATCGCTTGTGTTAGCCTCACATTGCGCGTCTAGGGTAGCTCCCGAAAAGCCTGGCATTCTCACTCCCGCTACAGGCCTGGCGCGCAATCTTCCAAGCGGGAGGTAGCGGGAGGAGAAGTGAAGATTGTTCCTAAGAACTGGGCATTGTTCCAGCATTACAAAGATCGTTGCCCACCGTGGATAAAGATCCACCGCGGCCTTCTAAACGACCGTCAATTTATGTGCTTGCCAGTTGCTAGCAAAGCGCTAGCGCCATTGCTCTGGTTGCTAGCAAGCGAGTCCAAAGACGGGTCATTTGACGCATCAGTCGATGAATTGGTGTTCAGACTGCGCATGACCGAGAAAGAAATTTCCACTGGTCTTAAAGCCCTGATTGATAACGGTTTCTTTTTGGATGCTAGCACGATGCTAGCGCCTAGCTATCAAGTTGCTATCTCAGAGAGAGAGACAGAGGCAGAGACAGAGACAGAGGGAGAGGCAGAGACAGATAGCGCCAAGAGCGCCAAAAAACGCGCTAGCCAACTGCCTGAAAATTTCTTGCCACGCGATAGCCATTTGAAGCTCGCCAGAGATCTGGGCATTAGCCTGGATGTCGAGCTGCCTAAGTTCACCGACTACCACCGAGCCAAAGGCTCAACGATGAAGGACTGGGATGCGGCCCTGCGCACCTGGATCAGAAACGCACGTGCATTCGCCAAGCCAGAGAAGCTCAACGCGATCAACCGCGACTTCACCAAGGTCGACTACCACAAGGGGGTAAACGAAGATGGAAGTTTCTAACATTGCGATGGATATCAATTCCACGATCAAGACCTGCCCCACGCATGGCGACTACGATGCCCGCGTGCTGAAGATCGGCGGCAAGGACGTGATTACCAACAAATGCCCTGAGTGCGCCAAGGCGGCACAGGCAGAACACGACGCAAAAATGGACCGCATTATCGAGGAGCGACGCAAGCAGAGCGTCCAGGAGACGATTTCACGTAGTGGGGTGCCACCTAGGTATAGGGAAGCGACGATCTCGTCCTATATCGCGTCTAATGAAGGCCAGCAGCGTTCCTTGAAGCGCACCCAGTGGTACATCGACACCTGGTACGAGCGAAAAGAGCTTGGAACGGGGATGATCTTTGCCGGATTGCCAGGCACAGGCAAGACGCACCTGGCAGCTGCAATCGCTAACTCGGTGATACAGACCGGGTCATCTGTTACCTACGTCACCGTGTCTGATCTCACGCGTGCCATCCGCAGGACCTACAGCGACGGCGCAGCGATGAGCGAGTCGGATATGATTAAATCCTACGTGTCCCCGCAGCTGCTGGTCCTGGACGAAGTCGGCGCGACCAGTGGATCTGACCACGAAAAGCAAATGCTCTTCGAGGTAATCAACAAGCGCTACGAGCAGGTGAAGCCAACGATTCTGATCAGCAACTTGTCAGGCGACGAGCTGAAGCAGTTTCTTGGCGATCGAATCATGGATCGCATGCGCCAGGGTGGCGGAAAGTTGATTGTGTTTGATTGGGAAAGCTACAGAAAATAATTTTTACTATTGAGGAAACGATTATGAGTCAGACAGCTAACATATTGAAGCACATGAAAAAATACAGAACCATCAACCCGATGCAGGCCTTGAAGCTTTACAGATGCTTCAGGCTTGCAGCCCGCATCGATGATTTGCGCAACGACGGCTACGCCATACAGACGCACATGGTCGAGAAGAACGGCACCAGGTTTGCAAAATACGAATACGTTGGGCCGCTCAAGTGAACGAGAGCAAGCTCACCTGTTTCAACTGCACGCGCATGGTTTGGAATGGCAAGGCACTCAGATGCATTGAACAGCTCAGAGTGTCTTTTTCTACCTTTCCATGGTGGTGCGATAAATTCGTGTACGAGCCTGGCACGACTGATGGCGTTGAGAAAATTCCACCAAACGGTAGAATACCGCTATGAGTAAAAACGTAGGCGGCAGGCCTTCAATCTTTTCCCAGGACCTGGCAGATCGCATTCTGAATGCTTACTCGGAAGGGTTTAGCCTGCGGGAAATCTGCAGCATGGAGAACATGCCAGACCGCGTGACGATATGGAGATGGCGGCAAGAGAATGAAGCTTTTGCAACTGCTTACGCGCGCGCGGCACAGGCTAACAGCGAGTCGATCGAGGACGAAATGTCAGACATCGAGCGCCAGGTATTGGCCGGCGAGCTGGAACCGCAGGCAGCTAACGTGGTCCTTGCTTCACAGCGCTGGCGCGCTCGCGTGCTGCATCCACATCGACACAGCGAGAAGGTCGACGTGAACCATTCAGGCAAGGTCGGGCTGTCGATCAACATCAACCTCGACAAGGAGCAACCGAAATGAATTTCTGGCTAACGCTTCTGGTGTTTTACGTTGGTTTTATGTTTGGCATTGCATTGATGTCACTTCTCGCGATGGCAAAGGATGACTGAAATTACCTACGCGCCTCCTGGTCCAGTGGCCAAGGCGTTCATGCTCGATGATTCATTCTTCCGCGGCCTTATGGGGCCGTTTGGATCAGGCAAGTCTACGGCCTGCATCATGGAGATCCTGAGACGCGCCAAGGACCAGCGGATCGGCACAGATGGCAAGCGCCACAGCCGGTGGGCAGTCATCCGTAATACCTACCCTGAGCTGAGAACGACCACGATCAAGAGCTTTCACCAGTGGATACCGCCGAGCATTGGCCGATGGGTGGACACTGGACCGCCGACGCATCACATCCAGGAAGGCGACCTGGACCTTGAGGTGATGTTCATCGCGCTCGATAGGCCTGACGACATCAGCAAACTGCTCTCGATGGAGCTGACAGGCGCTTGGCTGAATGAAGCGCGAGAGATACCCAAGGCAGTTGTAGATGGCCTCACAGGCCGCGTGGGCCGTTTCCCGTCAGTGCTGATGGGTGGCTGCAGCTGGTCAGGCATCATCGCTGACACCAACCCGCCAGATAATGACCATTGGTGGTACAAACTGGCAGAAGAGGCCAAGCCAGAGGGCTGGCGCTTCTTCAAGCAGCCAGGCGGCATGGATGCAGACGCCGAGAACGTGGCCAACCTGCCGCCAAACTATTACCAGCGCCAGGTGGCCGGCAAGGACCAGGACTGGGTCAACGTCTACGTGAACGCCAACTATGGCTTCGTGCGTGATGGCAAGCCTGTGTATCCAGAATTCAGGGACAGCCTGCACGTCAAAGAATTTGACCTGGTGCATGGCTGGCCGGTCTACATCGGCATCGACTTTGGTCTGACGCCTGCCGCGGTATTTGGTCAGCGCTCGCCAATGGGTCAGTGGCGCTGGCATTCAGAGCTGGTGACTGAGGACATGGGTGCCAAGCGGTTCTCTGAACTGCTGCGTAATGCCATGCATGAGCGCTATCAAGGGATGACCTTTGCAGGCATCACAGGCGACCCAGCTGGTGATAGCAGAGCGCAGACAGACGAGACGACACCGTTTCAGATCCTGAGAGCTGCAGGCGTTGAGGCCAGACCGGCACCAACGAACGATTTTATGAAGAGAAGGGAATCTGTTGCTAGTTGCCTCAGTAGATTGATTGATGGCGAGCCTGGTTTGCTGTTACATCCTCAGTGCCGTGCTTTGCGTAAAGGCATGGCTGGGGGTTACAATTACCGGCGAGTGCAAGTTTCTGGTGAAGAGCGATACCGCGACGTGCCAGACAAGGGTCAGTATTCGCACGTGTGTGAAGCTGGCCAGTATATGCTTATTGGTGCAGGCGAAGCGCGGACCCTGGTCAAACGCGATCGGCCATCATTCAGGCAAGCAAACGCAATATCCGATTACAAAATCTTTGGGTGAAACATGGGCGGTACTCCAGACATTCCTCCTCCTCCTCCTCCTCCGGCTCCTCCTCCCGTCCCAACGATGGATGACGCACGCAGCAAGCAGCAGAACAATGATGCATTGGCGCTGCGTAAGGGCCGTGCAGCAACGATCCTGACTCAGGGCGACAAGGGCACAGCTACTAGCGGCAAGCAGCTACTCGGAAGCTAACGATGACCGATACACGCGCGGACGATATCCTTCGTCGCCAGGAAAAGATGGCCACCGACCGCGCTGTGTTCGATGCACACTGGCGCGAGATTGCTGAGCGTATCCTTCCACGGCAGGATCATTTCCGCGTAAATCGTCAGCCAGGTGATAAGCACACCGAGCGAGTGTTTGACGCCACTGCAGGCCTGGCGCTTGAGCGCTTTGCAGCTGCGATGGAATCCATGCTGACGCCACGCACACAGCGTTGGCACAAGCTGCGCGTCCTTGATCCTCAGCTGAATGAAGATCCAGCCATCCAGGCTTACCTGGACGAGGTGACACAGATCCTGTTCGCGGTGCGCTATGCACCAAAGGCAAACTTTGCCAGCCAGGCCAACGAAACCTACATGAGCCTTGGTGCCTTTGGCACTGGGGCAATGTTCATCGATGACCACATCGGCAAGGGCATTCGCTATCGATCGATTCCGTTGTCCGAGATCTTTATCGCAGAGAACTATCAGGGAATGATCGACACGGTGCATCGTCGTTTTACAATGACGGCACGACAGGCCATTCAGCGCTTTGGCGAGAAGAACCTGACAGAGCATCAGAAGGCGATCGCCAGCAAGCACCCAGAACAGCAGTTTGAATTCGTGCATGCAGTTGGACCACGCGAAGAGCTGGACACGCAAGCCAAGAACTACCGCGGGATGCCTTACTATTCCTGCTATGTGAACATGGACGGCCGTACGATCCTCGAGGAAGGCGGCTATCACTCATTCCCATATGCGGTCGGGAGGTATGTCACAGGACCGAAAGAGGTCTACGGCCGCAGCCCTGCGATGACTGTATTGCCAGACATCAAGATGCTCAATGAGATGAGCAAGACTGTGATGCGGGCAGCTCATAAGATCGTTGATCCTCCCCTGCTACTACAGGACGATGGCGCACTGCAGGCATTCGACCTGCGTCCAGGCGCATTGAACTATGGCGGTGTGAACGACCAGGGTCAGCAAATGGTGCATCCATTGCAGACCGGCGCTCGTGTAGACATCGGCATGGATATGATGGAGCAGCGCAGGAAGACGATTAACGACGCCTTCCTGGTGACCTTGTTCCAGATCATGGTTGAAGCGCCACAAATGACGGCGACCGAAGCCATGCTACGCGCCCAGGAGAAAGGCGCATTGCTGGCACCTACGATGGGCCGTCAGCAGTCAGAATTCCTAGGTCCTACCATTCAGCGTGAGCTTGACATACTTGGCCGTGCGAACGTGCTGCCTCAGATGCCTGACGCGCTGATCGAGGCCGGTGGCCTGGTCGACATCGAATACCAGTCACCACTGAACCGCGCCCAGCGATCTGATGAAGGCGTGGCCATCCTGCGCACACTGGAATCTATTGGACCGCTCGCTCAGATCGATCCGAGCGTGATGATGGTGTTTGACCCTGAAGCAGTGGCCAGAGAGCTTGCAGACATCAATGGCGTGCCTGCCAAGGTGATGCGCACACCTGACCAGATCCAGGCAATGAAGCAACAGCAGGCCAGCGCTGCCCAGGCTCAGCAGCTGCTCCAGGCCGCTCCTGTAGTTTCCAGCTCAATGAAAGATCTAGCACAGGCACAGAGCCTGGCCGGCAATTCACCGTCACAGCAGACAGCAAACATATTCCCGCAATAGCGAGGCTGAGTGAACAAACTGATCGCGAGAATCCTGGGAAGAAAACAGGCCTATCGACGCACCTTCATGGCTGAAGATGGCAAGCTTGGCAGAGATGCCGAGATTGTCCTGGCAGACTTGAGGCGCTTTTGTCGCGCATCCACATCAACCGTCGTGGTCAGTCCAGTATCAAAGCAGATTGACCCAATCGCGATGGCTATGGCTGAAGGCCGGCGCGAAGTCTGGAATCGAATAATGGCCCACCTCTATGTCGAAGAAAAACAGGTGTGGCAGCTCAACGAGAAAGATGAATAGTTTTATCAACCACCAGGAGTAATCCATGTCAGATGTCGCATCAGGGTCTGCAATATTGGCAGGCAACCCGTCAGGCGATGGCGCAGTTGCCGGCAATAACTTTGTAGCACCTGCAGAAACACCCAATAACATCCAATCACAGGCACCGGCACCACAGGCTGGCAACTGGTATGACGGTATCCAAGATGCCGATCTGAAAGGCTATGTGCAGAACAAGGGATGGAAAGATCCCAACGAATTGGCCAATGGCTACCGCAATCTTGAGAAGCTGCTTGGCAGCGAAAAGATTCCGATGCCTAAAGGCGCTGACGACTCAGAAGGCTGGGGCCGCGTGTATGACGCGCTTGGCCGTCCGAAGAGCGCAGACGAATACGGCATTACCACGCCAGATGGCCTGTCGACTGAATTCTCGAAGGCCGCTGCCGGTAAATTCCACGAGCTTGGGCTGTCTGCCAACCAGGCTAAAGCGCTGACTGACTGGTATAGCAACGAGATTGGCTCGCAATCCAGCCAGATGAAGCAGCAAACCGCACAGCAGTCTGAGGCTGACATTACCTCCCTGCGCAGTGAATGGGGCAGATCCTTCGATGAGAACGTCGAGCTGAGTAGACGTGCAGCTCATGAGTTTGGCCTCGATGGCAAGCTCGATGCCCTGGAGAATGCGCTAGGCACAGCTGACATGATGAAGCTGCTGTCACGCATGGGACGCGGATTGACTGAGCATACCTTTGAAGGCGGCAAGACCACGCAAGGTTTTGGCATGACGCCAGAGGCTGCTCAGAACCGCATTGCGCAGCTGCGTAGTGATGCCGACTGGGGTAAGAAATACATCAGTGGCGACAAGACGGCGCAGGACGAAATGACGAAACTCATGTCCATCGCTTATCCAGACATGTGATGCGATTATGACAACGCCATTAGCAAATACTCCACAAGCCGCTGAAGTTCGTTTAGAATGCTTGAAACTGGCGCATCGGCCCGGCCTTTCACCTCACGAGGTGATTGGCATAGCGAGGGAATACCTCGCTTGGGTCGCACCAGGTCCGATAACTCAGGCAACTGAGCCGGATGACAGCCAGAAAGCTGGCAAGAACACTACGGCCCCGTCGCGTAATGCGCGGACAAGCCTTCCGACTGGCGCTGCGAAAGCAGCATCTACCTAATCAATTCCCTCGGAGGGTAAACAAATGTCATTCAACGTAAGTACCGCATTTGTCCAACAGTATTCGACAAATGTAATGATGCTCCTGCAACAGCAGGGGTCCCGTCTGCGCAACACTGTGCAGAACATGAAATTCCAAGGCAAGGCAGCTTCTGCCGCTGAACAGTTCGGTTCAGTGTCTCCTGTGCGCAATCAGTCTCGCCACAGCGACACCCCGCTGATTAGCACGCCTCAAGACAAGCGCTGGCTGTATCCTAATGATTACGATTGGGCCGACTTAATCGACAGCCAGGACAAGCTCCGCATGTTGATTGACCCGACTTCCAGCTACGCAATGGCTGGCGCTTGGGCGATGGGCCGCGCGATTGATGACGAAATCATCTCTGGCGTTTTAACCTCCAACAACACTGGCGAAAACGGCACCAGCGCAACTGGCACGTTATACAGCGTAACCAGCAACAGCCAGTCTGTAGCTGCTACCACTGGCGCTTCTTCTGCCACTGGCTTGAACATCGCTAAATTGCGTAAAGCCAAGCAGATCCTGTTGGGTGCCGATCTGGACGTGGACAATGACCAGTTGTTCTGCGTGATTACTGCTAAACAGCACGACGATTTGTTGAACGAAGCTCAAGCTATCAGCTTGGACTACAACAACACTCCAGTGCTTGTGAACGGTAAGATCACCAGCTTCATGGGCTTTAACTTCATTCACAGCGAACGTATCCCTGGCGGCGCGAACTTCAATGCTGCCATTAACACTGGCATCAGCAGCGGTTCGTCTGACGGTCAATACACCACCGGCAGCCGTTACCTGGTTCCTGTGTATGCCAAGTCAGGCGTTGCTCTCGGCATGTGGAAT